AGAGAAAATGAGATTGGATTATGAACTTGTTCGTAGTCTTAAATGTGCAGAAATACAGCAAAAAGGTTTTGTACATAGACCTGGTAGCCGTGTAGCTCATATGTGTCACGATATAGTTCCTATCTCAGCTTTACTTCCACCAAAACCTAAACCCCCTAAAAAGAAATTCGGATTATTTTAAATGATTGCACTTATCAAACCCATCCTCATGGTATTCCTTTCTTCATCTGCTGTAAAGGAATTAATTATTAGTTTACTAGAAGCTTATGCAAAATCAACTGATAATACCGTTGATGATAAAGTAGTAGAAATGGTTAAGAAGAATTTATTCCCAGGACTGAAAGATGGCTAGACCTCGTAAAGCAAAAGTAAAACAAGCAGTAAAAGTAGAAGAAGCTGAAAAAGCTATTCCTACTAAATATACTCCAGAACCTAAGATAGGAGAACCTACAATAGGTGTTGAACCTGAATTTGTCACACGAGTAGGTCTTGGTAATTTAAAGGTGGTTGAAACTAAAAAAGAACCTTATAAACCATGAAAAAGGCTACAGAAGAACAATTTAATGAATTACATAATCTGGTAACAACTGAATTCCTTAGCCGTGTTAAAAGTGGCACAGCTTCTACTCAAGATTTAAAAGCAGCATGTGAATGGTTAAAAACTAATGATATTAGTGGTATTGCTTATGATGGTAATCCATTAGATAAATTAGCAAATGTTATACCTAAATTAGATCCTGATCTTGTAAAACGGAGAATGTATGGCAAAATCGTCAACTGAACAATATCGTACTAATGCTAAGTCTAGAGCTAAGCATGTAAAAGATAATAGCCCAGGTGGGAAATATGCTCATTCTAAAGCATATAAAAGAGAACATGCATCAGCTAGATCTCGTTTAAAAATTAGAACAGGCTCTACTACAGATGCCTCTAAACAACCTGATGGTTCTTATAAAAGAGAATCACGTAAAACTAATCGTGGTAGAGGAGGAGCTAAACGAGCTTAACTTATGATCCCACTACTACCTAGCCCTCAACATTATTTACAAAATTTAATCACTATGACAAGTCCTGACGCTAAACGGCTCTGGAAAAGAGCTATTAAAGAGCACTTTAATTGTCATTGTGTTTATTGTGGAAAACATTATGAAATTAATCAACTTACACTCGATCATGTTAAACCTAAAACATATGGCGGAGAAGATCTTACAAGTAATCTTGTACCCGCCTGTCAAACGTGTAACCAAGGCAAAGGTAGTAGTAATTGGCTCCAATGGATGCGAGCAACATTTGGGTATAGACCTAGGAGAGAATCAATGATCCTTACACATATTAGTTAATTATGTCTTACATAAAAGGAGGTCAAAGGAGGTAGATATGGTGACACAACTAGCCACTCCTAAAGTATCTGAAACCAAAGCAAGTGAATATTTAGCTGAAACTTTATTAAAAAGAAATCAACAGGATATACAGAAGAATCTGCTTAAAATGGAGCAGATTAAATTAACAATTGGTAAAGGTTACGGAGATAATGAAGCTTATAAATCTTTAAGTTCTAAAAATAAAGCTTTAAGAAGAAGTATAGGTGCATTAGTAATTTCTGATCCTAAAGCGTCAGAAGAGATGATTGTAGAGATGGGTCGTAAATTATTAGATGACTCTAGTGAAGAATCTAGTGCAGCTATAGTTAAATTTTTAAAAGGACGTGAAGGTAGATTATTTGATTTTAAACCTAAAAAAGGAGTAGTAGGGCATCATCCTACAGCTTTAAGCGTCTTAAGAGATGCATTAGCTGGAGAAACTACTATAACTGGAGTTAAAGGTGGAGTACCATTTGATGTAGCTCAGGAATTAAAAGCATTGGCTAAACGTGATGGTATCCAGTTAGGTGAGGAATTAATAGCTTATTTAGATCCATCAGCACATGCAGAGCAGACAAAGCATATAAGAGGTTTATTAAAGAAGAAGAATGTATCAAAACAAGATGTTGAACTTCTCCAACAATTAGTTAACCGTTCAGCTCATGCTAGAGTATTTGGAGGTACAAGAGGTATACCACTCTTCCAAAAACTAGTAGAACCAGGAATGTCTGCAGAAGATATCTATAAACTTGCAAAACCTTATTTAGAATTATCAGCAGCTGGGACTAAACAAGGATTAGCTTTAAATAAATTATTATTTGAAGCAGACTGGAATAATGCTGATGAATTGTTAAAATTAATAAAAGAAACACCTTTACCAAGTTCAGATGTTATTTTAAATGATATAATTAGAGGGCTAGAGGATAAAGGACATAAAGTACCTAATTCAGTTTTAGCTGCTTTTACTGATAAAACTAATGTACCTCCAAATTTGATTAAACGAGTTGAAAGGTTACCTAGTTTTAAAGCTTCAGGAGGAGGGTTATTCACCCCATCACAAGATATAGATATTGTAACAGGTCGTGACTTAGATACATTAGATTTAACAAAACCATTTGCTTTTAGTGGAGATAGTGCAGGTGCATTGACTATGGATCGTCCTGGTTTACTTAGTGGGACAATTCAAGATATACTAAGTACTGTTGATAAAGCAATTCCTGATTTACCTAATCTAAATGTAGCAAAAGCTAGAGCATTTGGTTGGATGATAAATAAAGGTCCACAGAAATTTTTGCAAAAGCAAGCTAATGAATTAGCATTTTCTACACCAATTTCTTTGCTATTAGATAAAGATTTACGTCAAAAAGCTAAAAAAGGAAATTATGTAGGATTTGGTAGTAAATTATTAGTAGATCATGCTATAGGTGAAGCTACTTGGCACGGTGGTAAAGCTGCTTTTAATATTGCTCCTTTAGCAACAACTGCTGTAGTTGCTGGTACAGGCGTAGGCTTATTACAACACGCAGCTGATGAAAGAATAAGAAAAAATATCGATCCTAATTGGTGGTCAGGTATTGGTGGAGTATTCACGGCACCCATCGGATATAAAGCACCAGGTCTTTGAACACAAATCACGCTAATATTATATGACTAACCCAGTAACCTCCTTACAAGCTGATTTCAAATTATTCTTACAAGCTCTTTGGTCTCAGCTTGACCTTCCTTCACCTACTAGAGCACAATATGCTATAGCTGACTATTTACAACATGGACCAAAAAGATTACAGATCCAAGCCTTTAGAGGTGTTGGTAAATCTTGGATTACTGGTGCTTTTGTGCTTTGGACACTCTTTAATGATCCAGAAAGAAAAATAATGATTATATCAGCTTCTAAAGAAAGAGCTGATAATATGTCTATCTTCTTACAAAAACTTATAATTGAAACACCATGGTTATGTCACCTTCAACCAAAATCAGACGACAGCAGATGGTCAAGGATTTCCTTCGACGTAAATTGTTCACCCCATCAGGCACCATCAGTCAAAAGTGTTGGTATTACTGGTCAGCTGACGGGGTCAAGAGCAGACCTCATGATTTTGGACGACATCGAAGTACCAGGCAACAGCATGACGGAGTTGATGCGTGAAAAGCTTTTACAACTTTGCACTGAAGCGGAATCTATTCTCACACCCAAAAGTGATAGCCGTATTATGTATCTCGGGACTCCTCAGACTACTTTTACTGTTTATCGTAAGTTGGCAGAGCGTAACTACCGTCCTTTCGTTTGGCCAGCAAGGTACCCAAGAAAAAACAAACTTAGTCAATATGAAGGATTATTAGCTCCTCAAATACAAGAAGATTTAGATCAAGGTGCTATTGAATGGGATACAACAGATGATAGATTTGATAATGATGATCTTATAGAACGTGAAGCATCTATGGGTAGATCTAACTTTATGCTTCAGTTCCAATTAGACACAAGTTTATCTGATGCAGAAAAGTTCCCTCTTAAAATGGCTGACCTTGTGGTTACTTCCGTTAACCCTACTAAAGCCCCTGAGTCCGTCGTTTGGTGCTCAGATCCCCAAAACGTTATTAAAGATCTCCCAACCGTCGGTCTCCCAGGAGATTATTTTTACTCTCCAATGCAACTTGTTGGAGAATGGGATGATTACCAAGAAACAATTTGCAGCGTTGACCCGTCGGGTAGAGGATCAGATGAAACAACAGCAGCCTATATATCTCAACGAAATGGGTTCCTCTACTTGCATGAAATGCGTGCTTATAGAGACGGATATAGTGATGCAACATTGTTAGATATTCTTAAAGGTTGTAAAAAATATAATGTATCTACTCTCTTAATTGAATCTAACTTTGGTGATGGTATAGTTGCTGAATTATTTAAAAAACATATTCAACAAACTAATCAAGCTATTTATATTGAAGAAACACGTGCTAATGTTCGTAAAGAAGATCGTATCATTGACTCTCTTGAGCCTGTGCTCAATCAGCATCGCTTGGTTATCGACAGAGGAATTGTCGAATGGGATTATAACTCAAATCAAGATGAAGCTCCCGAACACCGTCTCATGTACATGCTATTCTACCAGATGTCCCGTATGTGTCGTGAAAAAGGTGCCGTTAAACATGACGATAGACTCGATGCTTTAGCTCAAGGTGTTAAATATTTTACTGATGCTTTATCTATATCTGCTGAAAGACAAATAAAAATTAAAGAGTTAGAAGAATGGAATGCTATGTTAGAAGACTTCATAGATAATCCTCAATCTGCTACTAATCATTTAGTGTTAGGTATGAATAAAGACCAAAGACAACAAGCTAGAGGTATAGACTCTGGAAAACCTGTCCCCACCTGGTTTTAGCCTAACCACACCCGTATACAGGGGAAGGGAAGGGTGGACCCGACCCCTTAAGGGAGGAACAGCTGTCTTTCAGACATCAATTCCTCCCTTTCTATATACTTATATCCCCAAGACACATAAACAACCCACTCCTCTTTTCATGTCTCCCCGTTGGATATACTTATAATACTTACTCTATATGGATACACAAGGTATAAGTCTTCCTATACAAAACATGGAAGAACCACAACAACCTAAACAATATGAACCTATGGAAGTAAAACAGATACCTATGATAGGACTTAAACTTAAACAAGAATTAAAAGACCTTATTAATGAAGTTTTAGATGAGAGATATGAATAAAGTAACTCTAGTTCATGCAACACCTAATGGTGATGAATTGATAGCTTATATGGCTAGAGTCTCTAATCCAGAGAATCAAGATAATCCTAATTCTGCTAAATTAATTAGATACTTAATTACTAATAAACATTGGTCCCCTTTTGAAATGGTTAATATGTGTGTTGAAATTAATACTACTAGAAGTATTTCTGCACAAATATTAAGACATAGATCTTTTAGTTTTCAAGAGTTTAGTCAGAGATATGCTGATGTTGATGCTTTACCTTATCCTACAGCTCCAAATCTTAGATCTCAAGATACTAAAAATAGACAGAATAGTATTGAGGATTTAGATGAGAAAGATGAAAGTAATTGGAGAGCTGCTATTCAATTGAAGTATAATTCTTGTTATCAATTATATAAAAATATGGTGGATGCAGGTGTGGCTAAAGAATGTGCTAGAGATGTATTACCTATAGGATTTCCTACTAGATTATATATGAATGGTACTCTTAGATCTTGGATTCATTATTGTGACCTTAGATCTGCTCATGGTACTCAAAAAGAACATAGACAGATTGCTTTAGATATTAAACAACTTATTAAACAAAACTACCCACAAGTATATGAAGTTATTTCTTGATTCGGCTGATACTGATGCTATTATAAGTCGATATGATACTGGTTTGATTTCTGGTATAACTACTAATCCTACTCTTATTAAAAAGAATGGTGGGAATTTCTTGGATGTTTATAAAAAACTGATAGATGTAGGAATACATGATATTAGTATGGAAGTTGTTGGTGAAAATGAAGCTGAATTGTTTGAACGTGCTATTATATTGGTTAAAGAGTTCGCAGATAAGGCTACAATTAAATTACCTTGCTCTGTGGATGGTCTGAGGGCTTGTAAGAGGCTTAAAATGTTGGGAGTGAGGGTTAATGTCACTTTGATCTTTAGCCCCGCACAGGCGATCCTAGCCTCCTTAGCGGGTGCTGCTTATATTTCACCGTTTATTGGTAGGATGGATGATAATTCCTTAGATGGGATGAAATTGATTAATGATATCTCTAATTCTTTAGATGTTTCAACTCGTGCTATTAATGAAACACAGATATTAGCTGCTTCAATTCGTGATCCTCAGTCAGTTAGTACTGCTTTCGCTCTTGGGGCTGATATATGTACGGTTCCTATTGATGTATTTGATAAAATGTATAAACATGTGTTAACTGATAAAGGTATTGAACAATTTAACAAGGATGCTGGTTTATGAGCTGGATTGTACCGATTGCATGTATTATAATTGTATTTCTTATATACCTGTGTTGTGTCTTACTCGAAGAAGTTTGACAAAAATTTCTGAAGGCATGTTTTAAGACGGCTGAGACTCGTTTCCCCCCAAGGGGTCTCAGCGTTTTTCTTTATAGTTACCGCTCGCACTTCGTGCTCGCTCGTTAACAATGTATCATCCGTATTATACATATTAATTGTCACCAAACAGGACGATTAGGGAGCGAGCGAAGCGAGCGGGTGTTAATTGTGTCAGTATGTTAACATTTATTGCGGAGCATCTGTTGCGACTAAGTATCATTATTACAGTATGTAACGAGACCAACACATCACTTGACTTCACCGAGCAAACCTGATATAATTAATATGTAAACAATCGAGGAGTAATCCATGACAAAACTAACAAGATATCAACAGGAATTATGTAACAATTTAACACTGTTATTACCTGAAGATTCATCTATGTTAAATGATGTTATCATCGAATATGTTACTATGTTAGGTAACACAAATAGAATGCATGATATGCATGAGTTTACATCACGTGAAATCGAATCAGATTTAGGACGTGGTTAACATTATTACAGAGTGTAACTAATGTATCACCATGAACATCTAACCATCTATCAATCGGTTATCATTAATAATGTAAGACTTCAATCAGACTGGTGTTAATTAAAGGTTCAATTCCTTTACTGATTATTAACTCTTAACTGAGTTAAATCCACATCAATTCATCACACAAACTATGAACTATTATGAATCATTAGTTGTTGAAATTGACAAGTTAAAGAGTCAAGGAAAGTTAGTTAAATTCACTATGCTTCCTTCACAAATTAACAACAAAAGAAAATCAATTCAATTCTAAAACTACTCACTTCGCTCGCATTATGTCTGAATTAAAACCAATGTTTAACAATCAAGTATTAATGAATGACAATGCAATTCATGACAAAGCAGTTATGAATGTATTACAATCATTATCATTAAATAACTTTGAGTTCAAGTCAATTGATTCATCAAGTTATAACATTGGTGATAGGGATTAGTAGTATGAAAGTATTACTAACTCTTGATGAATCATCTCTCAGTGATGTCATCCAAAATGGATATGATTACACTGAGATTGATGATAAGATTTTAGTTGAATTAGATCAAATAAAATATGATCCTAATCATCTAATTTCTAATCCAATTGAACAGTTATGTGATTATTATTTGTTGAATCCCGATGATATTTTATCCATCGAAGATGTCCCATCTAATTAACACTAACTGTTCTGATCCTTTCATGATAACATTCACAGTCAAATCGCTGTTGGTTGTTATCACGAAGGGTTCATAATTGAACTTCTTCATTATCCACTTTATTTATTAATTCTATGTTTTTAACAGTTTCACCACGCACAAGTACTGCAATTGAAGAGTTAAAAGTTGATGGTTTAAAATCATTAGCTATTGTAACATTTAAGAATGGGAATACTTATGCGTATGAAAATGTATCAAAGCGTGCAATTTTAAATGTATTGTTTAATCCTGATATCTCATTAGGTTTTTGGGTTAACAATAACCTTGTTCAATCTGATCGTGCTTCAGTTATACCAACTGAGGAGTATTACAATGTAATCAATGAGAAGCGTGAAAGATTAAACAAGTTAATTAAAAGAACTGAAGATGTAAATCTTCCAAAGTTTGCATAAGATAAGGAGGGGATTTATTCCCCTTTCCTTTCAATTTATCCACCTTATCCACAACTAAACTATGAACAATTCACTCGCATATGATGTTATTAAAGATCAATATGATCTTGATACATTAAAAGAAATAGTAGAACATGGGTGTGCATCTGGTGTTGCTACTAATCACATTTATTACTATCAAACTGTTAAATTTTATGATCAATATGAAGAAGAGATATATGAATATATTGAAGATTTATTAGGAACAGATTATTTAGTAGAAACATTTAAAAATAATAATGCACATTTAACAGGTTATAAGAACGATGTAGTATGGACATATGTTGAATTAGTTGCTGGTCAAATAGTTGATATTGAAGAATTGGAGGTAGCATGAACAAAACAAAAGCACAATTACAAACAGAGTATGATAGATTAGATAGACAATTAGGAATTGCTGGATATATAATAGCAATAGAATTAATCTGGTTAATTTCACCATTTTAAGGAGGTTTTAAATTATGCAATTAACAAGTAAGTATGGATCGGTTGTTATTGATTACTATCCAATTAAATCCTGGGTTGATAATAACATCAGATCAAATAAAAAATTGAAAGTATTAAGTTTCAAAGGAGATGTTATGAGGAAAATGATAATTAGTATAACTCAAATGAATACTGAAATAGAAGAAAGAGTAAAAGATTATGATTATATAATAACAGATGCAGAGCTAGGATTACCGCAATATGTCTGATCATATTGTAACAACTGAAGACATACAATGTATGTTAAAATGTGGTTGGACTATGGAACAAATCAAGCAAATGTATAGTGATTGTATTATTGAAGATATGGAGGAATTAAATGATTAAATATTCACAGTCAGTCGATGTTATTAATACAAATAAATTACAAACCTTATATAATATAATAACTAAGAAGAGTTATGAATATAAACCTATACGTAACCATTCAAACTTCC